GTCTTCGGTAGCTTATCAGCTAACTCGTCAACCACTTGACCTACTGATAACTTCTTAGCCTGACCATACTGCTTAATCAGGTCACGGGTTGCCGGATCAACCATGCAATGGAATCCGACACGGCGAACCCCAGGTCGGTTAGGCGGTCGGCCGGTTTGATTTGGGCGCTTACCTCCCCATTCTTTTTTATCGGTCATGCGGCATCCTTATACTTTTCCTGCCATGCTCGTAAAGTTTTAAGCATTCTGAGGGTTTTATTTTTGCGATGCTGATCGCGAGGAGTTCTTTTGCCAGTTACCATATTAACCACTTCACCCTCAATCTTTCTATCCCAAGGAGATTCTTTCATCCATCGTATGAGAGGCATATGGCCTTTTCTATGGCTAACCCCATCGATGTCCCAATTATCGGCTAAAAGGCTACTACAAGCCTCATAGGGCTTTGTATAGGTAAATACGACCCTAGCACCCATGCAGAAACAGGCCATCGATGCTTTGCCGAGTAAAAAGGATGCTAGGTTCTTAGTACCATCGGTGCAAACTCTTCGGATCTCCATATGGTCATGCCGGTTAGCCCAGGAACTGGAGCAATTATCGACTGTGGCTATACCTTTGATACCTAATTCGGTTTTTACTCCGATGCTGAACCGATGTCGCTTTAAAGGTTTAGAGTGCCGATGATACTCGGCCACAAAGGCTTGAGCTTCAGCGAGCTTGAGGGGAACGAAGGAGTGGTTGAAGTTCATTGGTTGGTTCTCCTTAGTTTTGAGCGATCTTAGGTTCGGGTAATGCGATAACTTCTGAACCGATCTTGTTAAACCTGCCATCCTTAGCCATAGTTCTCAGAGTGTCGCTAGTTCTGAACTTTCTTTGCCGATCTGTTCTGTACCAATCTAAAAGCCTTCTAGTGTCGATCTCGTCAAACTTAGTGTACTCTGATCTTAGTTCGTGGTTATCGAATGCTTGAAGGTTAGTTTTCAAGGTTCTAAGTTCTGAGAAAATAGCCACCTGATCTTCTGCTGTGGTTTCCATGAAGTCACCCATTACGATGTTAGCTAGTACCCAATGTCCTTTGATTAGATCGATCTCTGTATGACTAGGCTTTAAAGGATGATTTAAGTCCGAATAAGCGTTACTGATAAATGATAAGAGGTTCTGTGATATTGTTACTTTCATGTGGTTGTTCTCCTTAGTTTCGAGGATCTTTTAAATTGTGATACTTTAGATAATTTTGGTAGGCAAAATCTCCGTAATATTTTTCTAATATTCTTAAAGCTGTTTTATGGTCATACATTTTTGAAATCTTTCTTTTTTTGTTGGTCTTGTTGTTACTCATACCCTCAATCTAGCTTACCTGTACAGAAAAGCAAGATATATTTTACATTTATTTTTACGAATGTTGTAAGTGCCTAATAATTAGTAGGCTAGGGGATGAAAAAAATTAAAGAATTTTTATATCGTTGGTCGTTTCGATCCAAACTCTAGCCCCGCAGGACAAAGGTTTGTCAGGCGAATAGACAATCTTGCAAGCCTGATTACCCTCTTTATCCATCACACTAACAGAGTGAGCGTAGGTATTATCCTTATAAGTCTTGCAAGTAATCACCGGCTCTCGCTCGCCGGTCTTTTGATTCAAGCGAATCTTGTGCTGGTTAATATGAATTATCTTTTTCATACATCGCTCACCTCAGCCTCAATAACCTCTTCATCTTTCAGGTTCTTCAGCTCGGCTCGGATCTCATCGAGGGATAAAGATTTCTTCACCTCTATGGTTTGAGTCGGTTCACCTTCATACTGGCGATGCTTATCGATTAAGATTCCGGTAGCGATTGGGAGAACACCTGATGGGATTTCATCGTTATCGAGCTTCTCGATCATCTTCTCAACTGCAAGCTGTGAAGCATGGCCGATTAAACCTCTCATTACTTTCTTCGATGATTCGATCACCTCTTTCTCACGAGATCGAACTACAGCTATTGTGTTATGATTAACTTTAAGCTGTTTCTTGATGCGAGTAACAGGAACTCCATCGGCAAGCATCTGAACCATCTTTGCATAGTCACCTGGTCTCTTATCGTAAAGACCCTGTGCTGTGTAGATCGCTGGGCAAGTTTCCTCGGCCACTAGATTAGCCGGAAGGTTTTCAGCTTCCATCGTAATACGCTTTTTTTCGGTAGGCATCTCTATCGGTGTAGGCAATTGAGAATGTAGTCTCAATAAGGATCAAGGCAAGTCCTAATTAGACATAATCGATGTTGTGCGGAATCTTTTCTGTCCTGCACGGCATAAATATGCGTATAATATAACATTTCTGACTTTTCTGCCGAAATAACATAAAAATTTTTAGGCTCCAGGAGGGGGGGAGGGGGTCTGCCAACCGGCCCCCCGATCACCGCCGACCGATTATAGCCCACAAAAAAATTCTGACAAATTGCCCAACCCGAGGTGACCTACTATCGATAATCTGTTATCATTAGCGATGCCTCTTGAATGGTCACCGCATCCCGCCATCCCGCCTCTCAGTAAATCGGAGATGCTGAGGATGACTCCTGAGAAGATTCTCGCATATTGGGAGAAGCGGGAGGAAGCGATAGCACAGGAGAAGGATGACCCATATCGGCATGGCTTTGAGTTGGATACATGGAAGCGGGCAGATAAAGAATTAAAGACTCACTCGGAAATCCTCGTTATGGGCGGCAACCGTGCGGGTAAGAGTTTTTGGGCGGCCAAGCGTGTAGTTCAGTCCCTCGTTGAGAATCCAGGCACAATTATTTGGTGCTTAACTGAAACCTCGGCAAATTCGATCCAATTTCAGCAGGCCCTCATATATAACGCCCTTCCAAAAGAACTGAAAAGCCTTGGTAGGGGTAAGGTTGGATATGTCATGTATTCACTTCGTAATGGCTTCACCGCATCTAAGTTTACGCTAAATAATGGAAGCCAATGCATCTTCAGGTTTTGGCAACAGGATATAACCACTATCGAAGGAGGAGAAATCGGTTCACCGCAAGAGCCTGTCAACGGCACCCACAACATTGGGTACTGGGCGGACGAGTTGGTGCCAATGCCGTGGGTGGAGACTCTTCGTTTTAGAACGGTTACCCGAAATAGTAAGGGCATCATTAGTTTCACGGCCGTGGACGGGTGGAACTCGGTAGTAAAGAGTATGCTGACAGGGGCAAAGACTGTGGAATCGGCAAAAGCCGACCTTTTGGATGGCGAGGAGGTTCCATTAATCCAACAGCCCTTGAGGAAGGCCTCGAGTGTGGTGTATTTTCATACTGCGGCCAATCCGTTTGGTGGTTGGTCTGCGATGAAGACGCAATTAGAGGGCGAAAAGAGGGAAACCATCCTTTGTCGGGCGTATGGAGTGCCTGTTAAAGCGTCAAAGACTGTGTTTCCCGCCTTTTCGGACAAGAATATCGTGCAGGCGAAGGATGTACCTGTCATGGCGGACGATGCGGATGCCTCGTGGGTGCTTTCGATTGACCCTGCTGGAGCGAAGCCCTGGACGATGGTGCTTTTTGCGATTGATCCACATGGGGTGGCCTGGGCGGTTAAGGAGTTTCCTGATTTTGATACTTATGGTGGATGGATTGATCTGACCAAGGGGGATAAAGTTAGTGCAGGCGAGGCGGCACAACCCAATGGTTTCGGATTAAGGGACTATGCAGAGGTGATTAGGCGGATGGAAGGGGATCGATTTGTGGATCGTATTATCGACCCGAGGTTGGGTGCGGCAAGTTATCAGAAATCGGAGGGATCTTCTAATATTATCGATGATTTAGCTGAAGAGGGCTTACCGGTAGTCCCTGCGGAAGGTTTGGACATCGAGACGGGCTTGCAAGCGATTAATAATTTACTGGCATGGGATCGGAGCCGGGAGATGGGGTTGGATAATCACCCCAAACTGATGATTTCGGATGATTGTCAGAACCTGATTGCCTGTATGCAGGAGTATCAAGTGGGAGATTTAAAACATCCGGCAAAGGACTATGTAGACTGTGTAAGAATGTTCGCCGTAGGGAATTTTGAGTATTTCAACCATGAAGAATTGGTCGGAACAGGCGGGGGGAGTTATTAATGAAGAATAATAGGGTGATGCCTCGGCATCGTAAGGAAATCGTAATGCTTAGGCAGGCTGGGGAGACATGGCCGAAGATCGCTAAGGCTGTCGGCTTCAGCCGAGCGACTGTACTGAAGGTATATAAAGAGGAATTGGCAAAGAAAGATCCGCCTGCGATTAAGGAGGTGGAAGAGCCAAAGTGGGAAAAAGCCAGGGTATTGTCGAAGGTTCCCAATCCTCGTTTAATGCGGATATACTTTGAGGATCGGGATGAGGTGGGAATATGCGTGAAAAGACCCCAGGACAACCATCCCGCGAAGAGTCAAATTTTAGTAAAGAAGGTAGATGGGGAGGAAAAGCTGTACAGATTGGTATGAATCGCCGGAGGCGAAGGATAATCGCATTGACGCGATGCTTCGTGAAATGGTGGTGGAGCAGGGGCTAGAGTGCATGGCTGTTGGGCATGAGCCTGAGCCTATGACTTTGGAGGAAATCGCGGACTTTGTGGGTGTGGGGAAAGACACCATTGATCGGATACAAAATAGGGCGGTGAGAAAATTGAGAAATAAAATGTTAAACTTGGAAGGTTAAAATGGAAACAGAAATACAAATATTTGAGGAAAAGCCCGATGTCGATGGGCTTAAGCAGGATTTTGAGCGGGCTAAAGCAAACCTTAGTTGGTGGATGGATAAAGCCGAAGATGCACGGGAGGTTCGTTTTAATGAGTGGGCAGGGAAGAGTGGGGATGGCAAGAAGCATGGACCGGAAGCCTTTCCATTCGATGGTGCAAGTGACCTGGACGCTGGCGTAATCAACCCTCTTATTGATGGGGATGTCGCGACTCTCACGCAGGCCCTCACACAGGCAAACCTGGTAGCCGCGCCTGTGGAGAGCGGTGACATCGCATCGGCCAAGCTGGTGAGTGAATTTTTAAAGTGGCGAATGGGGACGATGGATGAACTGATGAGGGAGTCAGCCATCGGGGCTAATTATTTATTGCAGAATGGACTAACTTTTTTTGGCACATACTGGAAGCAGGAGAAGGCCAGGAAGTTTG